ACAGCTGCCAACATTCCATAACTTGCTCTATACTTTGGGTCTTTGGCATTGTGGTCTGCTACTTTCTTTTGTAATACTTTCTTAACCTTAGCTGATATTGGTGCAGCTTTCAATTCAATAGGAACAAATGCAGATTCTGATGCAGTAAATTCCATATGAATATCAATAGCTACTGTCTTCTTTGTAGGTTTTCTTTTACCAATATTTCTTTTACTTCTACGAACTTCTGGTTGAAATCGAGATGTGTTTAAAGTATCTTTTTCATCTTCTTCTGTAGCAGGTGCAGAAGGGACGGGCACCTCATCTACTGAGTTCATAATCCCGGTATCACCTTCTGCCACTGCCATCATATTTAATGGTCTAAGGTATACATCGTGACTATTGTCTGTTTCTAAACCTAAACTTCTTCTAGCTTCACCAACAGTAACAAAGCCACCCTGTACACCAGAGTTCATTGTCAATACTTGGTCTTTTTTATCGCTTGCTAATGCTCTGACTTGGTCTAAGTCAAAAGCACAAAAATATTCGTAATTATCTTTTTCAAAATTATCATGTAATAATTGATGTGAAATTTCTTGAGCAACCGCACTCCACATAGGAATCATTTTTTGTTCTGTAAAAAACTCTCTTAATTCTTTCGTATTGTTATACGTGGCTGCGTCCAATCCAGCGCCGAGTCCAGCGAGAATTGCTGGGACTCCAAGTACAGAAGAAACTCTCTCTTCTGGCAATCTTCTTAATTGTTTAAGATTCATTTGTTCTGGTGTAAACGAAACTACGTCTACATCCATAGAGCCAGTCATAATCATTGGTGCTCCTCTATTGGCACCAGCGAATTTTGATTTGAAAGATTGAGCAATTGCTTCAGCTTCTTCTCTACTTGGTCCACCCATTGCGTCGTCTTTAGGACTTAAGATAACTCCCGGAACAGCCATGTTGTGTAACAAAGCTACAGAGAATTGTCCAGCTGCTTCATCACCAGCTAGTTCTCTCATAACTGAACGTAGTGGTGCAAAACCTCTACGATGGTCGTCTGGGTCCATACCTTGACGTACGTGAACCATGTTTTCTCTTGGTATTTCTATATAGTCTGTATTTAATTTGTTACTCTTCTGAACAGCGTGGTATTCATAATGCGTAATCAATTCTTTTTCATTACCTCTTACTTTTACAAAAGAAGGCATTAATGGGACAAGCTGAACAACATTACCTTTACCGTCTTTGACTTTCAATAAGAAAGCATCTCCGTGTGCAGATAATGAAGTAACTATATAATGAGCAAGAATATTACCAGAGATAAACTCATTTGGTCTTTGCATTAAAACTTCTAATGGATGATTAACTACTTCTGCTTTACCTTGGTCTGTCTTTTTGTAAACTTTTAACATTGGTTCGGCAAAAGAAGTTGCCAGAACGTTAAGACATGCGACAACGGCTGAATTACCGAGTCCATCACCTAATTCGTCTATTAATTTTTGCGGAAAGTAACCAGAAGAAGTATTGTAACCCCAAACAGAACCTTGAACTTGTTCATATTTATCAAGAGGTCCTCGTTTTACGATTAACCTATCTGGTGGAGCTTGCAAATATTCCGCTGCTCGCTTAAAAAAACTTTTATCTTCAGCCATTTAGTAAGCTTCCCATTTTCTCTTAGTTGCACTTTGTAAACAAGCGTACGCCAATACATCAACTATATCATCGTGCTCTCCTACTGGAAAAGTTAGCAACTCTCTCTCTACTTGGAGAATCCAGTCTTTATCTTTTGGAAAGTATACTTGTCCTCTTTCCATCTTAGCAGACAAAGGAAGTGCTCGTGAACGCTTGTCTTTATCAGCTCTTAGTTCTTTAATTCTCAATCCTTCTCTTCTAGCAAACTGAACTATTGCTAATTGGTAACCAGCACGTTCAATTCCTACCCATTCTAGATTATGTATTCCGACCATTCTTTTTATTTGAGGTACGATGTCTGGTGCTTCTATTCTATCTCTAAACATGTCTAGTAAAAATAGTTTATCATCTTCAATATTGTGACCAAATACACCTATAACTGTATAGTCAGCAGATTCTCTTGTGGAAACAGCTAAGTCAACAGTAGCGTATTTGACTAAATCATTGTTTATATCGTATTTTTTACCATCTGCCCATACCGTTCCTACACCTTCTTTGTAATAATTAAACCAATCACTCTTAAATACTTGAGCACCTTCAGATATAAAGTCAGCTAAATACTCTTGAGCAAAAACTAATTCACCCAAATCTTCTCTTGCAGACTCGACTTCTGCTGGGTCAATCATAGGATTTGCAGTAGTTGGGTATTGAAATCTAGCCCAATCTTCCGCTTTTTCTGCTTTTTCCCATAATTTATAAAACCAATTGTCCATTCCTATAGGAGTGCTGATGAATAATGCAGAACCTTTATTTTCTGTAAGAGTAGGACGAAGTACCTCTGTCCAAGTTTCTTCTCTTACGAAAGCAGCCTCATCCATAACTAAGAAATGTAAACCTTCACCACGAAGACGTTGAGGGTTATCTGCTGATTTTACTGAAATTGAACCACCACCGGGGAAATGTACAGTCATATCTCCAACTTTTACATCTACACCAGCATCTTTTGGAAAAACACTTGCTGCTGCTACAACATCACGCCAACCAACTCTGGCTATTGCGAACGTAGGAGCAACCCACCAAACTCTACCACCTGCTAAAGCTTTTTCCATGCATAATTGCACACCAAGCCTTGATTTACCGAAACGACGACCAGCACACAATATTTTCCAACGTGCATCACTGTCTCTTACTTCTTGTTGTGGTTCATGAAGAGGTGGAAAGTCTATGTTAAAAGTTTTTTCTTTAGTTAACTCTGTTTCTTCTAATATGTCTCGACTACCCATTATTACCTTAGTCTACTATACTTATTTACGGATATTCTGGGTAACTAGAGTCTCCTCTATTTTACTACTAATAACAATAGAAAAAAACTAGACCCCTCTTTCGAGGGGTTTTGTTTAAAGATTATTCTTCTTCTAAAGACCGTTCTTGATAAGCAAGTTGCATACCAATATCTTTAATTAAAGACTTTTCTGCATCAGACAAATCATCTTCTAGAATCCTTGTCCATATTTCCGAGTACATAGAAGTATGACTACGGTAATAGTTTTTAGTAAAAAGAAAAAGCTTTCTTTGTAACTTGCGTTTAGTTCCAACAAAGAATCCTTTACTTGCATTAGTTAAAAAGAAAAACGATGATATATACGTACCCCACTTAATTGGTGTTTTGGAATCGTTTATATTTTCCCTTGACCAGTTTTTGTGAGAACGTAGTTGTGCCTTTAAATAATACTTAGCCTGTTTCCAGCCTTTTTTATACCAACTGTGAAAGAATATGGTTATGTAAGATAACCAAGTACGCTGTTCCCAGCTTGGATGACCGAACCAAAAACCCGGTTCATAACCTGCGTGGCTATGACCCCAGTACATTGAAAGTACATCATCATTATTTAACCAGTTGGCAAATTTATGAGCGTGTTTATGGCATAGTCTAAATGTACACAGTTCGTCTTCACCAATAGAATCAGTGAAGTCACCGTAGCCACCAGTAGCAGTAAGGTCTAATCCACCTTCGTTATTTGATTGCATTGGTCGACTGCATTTAGTTACAGCACATTTGCTGTATAGTTTAGATTGCATTTCTGACATTTCAGACATACGAACCCCCTTATATTAAATTGAATAGCTAGATGCTATTTACTCTTCTTCATCATGGAATGGCTTAACTTCTACTTGTCCCATCTTTGGTTTCAAGTTTAAGTTTTTTGGTGCCATTGCGAGCTTATCGTCTATGCTCTTCATTGCGTCTAGCAAATCAACTCCAATAAGAGTTATACTGCCCTCTATAGGAACAGTAAATTTCTTTATCTTAATTTCTTTCTCTTTCATTCTTCTTCCAAAAATCTTTCTTTAACTGTGCATGCAAAATCATATGCATTGATTCCATCTTTTAAAAGCTTCTCATGTATTTTTTCTCTAGCTTCATCAACAGCATCTAATGTGTCGTCTTCTGAAGAAAAGATATCAAAGTCAGCAATTGTAAAATGTATAACTAACTCTCTCATAACTTTAACTTCCAAGCTCTCCAAACTTTATTAGAGTAAACAATACCTTGTCCCCCAGCTTGTATGTTACTAGACGCTAACGCCCAATTCCACATCAAGTTGTTAAACCATTGAAATCTGAATGCATAGTCTTCTCTATTGCCATCAATTGTTACCCACAACTGATATGGAAAAGAAAAGTAATCTTTGTTATCAAACCAGTAGTTTCCTGTAGCAAGTTTAGCTAATGCTTTATACAATAACGATTCAATCATTTTCATATTCACCCCAGTAACTATAGTCATATGCACTAACTCCAAAAATTGCAAAGAAAACTTTGTCGTGTATTTTCCTAGTAATTTTATAAGCTAGTCTTTTAAAAGCAGTATCTCTAGCATCAAGTCTTTCTAAGACAATTAATGTTATATTTCTAATGTAATTCATAATTTGTTCTTTCATATTACTATTGTATCATACATTGCAGAAAAAAGCAAGTACTGTGATTAATTATCACAGTACTTACAAGTAATCTTGCGTCGTTTAAGTGGACACAACCCACCGTCTTTAAGGAACATCATAAGAATCTCTTCTTGAGAAACCCATTGCTGTTTCTTTTTCTTGAGCGGATAGTAGTAACCACCATTCTCTCTGCGTGCAGAAAAGTTGGAGCACCTCTCAAACCAAGTGTCTGGTCCTTCATGCCTATCTTTAGCTGACTCAAGTAAAACATAAGTCTTCTCGTACTTACGCTTGTTGAACTTAGTGCCATCAGCATCTAAGACTTCATCTACTCGCTTATGAGTTTTTTTGTCTAATACTGTGAACTCAGCATTGCAAACATCGTAGCTTTCTTTCCTGCTACTGTAAGGACGATACAC